TATATTAAATTCGAATATGTACCAAAAATATTATAAGGGGAACAATAATACTGGAACTAAAGTAAAAGCGATGAAAATATTTAAGATTGACCCAACTAATAATAAACAAATTGCTAAAGCTAAAACAATTGCTGACAAGGTATTGCAATGTGTACAGAACAATACAGATGATGTTCTAATAAATGTTTTGCAAAATGAGATAGATGGTTTGGTAAATGAACTTTACAATACGGCAGATTATGAAATATCTAACTAATTACATAAATCACGCTCGTAACTTTGGTTATATGAGTGGTATAGAAAGAGATAGATTACGGCAAAAAAAAACTGCTGAAGTATTTACTCCTACCCCATTGGTACAAGAGATGTTGGATAATCTATCACAAGAATTATTTGAAGATTTTACCAAAACATTTCTAGATCCGTCTTGTGGAGATGGTCAATTCCTTTCGGAAGTAGTAATCCGTAAAATGGAAAAGAGTGGTTGTACTTTAGAACAGGCACTTTCTACAACCTATGGTGTAGAACTGATGGAAGATAATGTAAAGTTGTGTAAAGAAAGATTAGCAGGACCAAATCCAACACAAGAAATTTGGGATACTCTTGATAAAAATATAGTATGCGCAGATGCTCTAACTTATCATTACCGATTTGATGGCACACATCCGGTCGGTTCATTAACTGAAATAAAATTAAATGAATTTTTTACTTAAAAACTTTTGGAATTCTGAATTATTTTTAGTATCTTTGTATCATTAGTAATCACAGAAATCCAGGTTTTTAATATTTATATACGATGTGTAATCACATATTAAAACCTAAAACAAATTAAATTATAAACCTTTAAATGTTAAAACTATGGCTATTAACTTAGACGCAATCAGAGGTAGACTGAACAAACTACAAAACACAACAGCTAAGACTGTAGAACAATGGAAACCAGCTCCTGGTAAACATCAAATTCGATTAGTTCCTTACAAATTCAATAAGGAAAATCCTTTTATCGAATTACTATTCCATTACGGAATTAACAACAAAACTTATCTATCACCACAATCTTTCGGTAGACCTGATCCGATTGTGGAATTCGCTGAAAAACTGAAAAGAATGGGCGATAAGGAGGACTGGAAAAGTGCCAGAAAAATGGAACCAAAACTTAGAACTTTTGTACCAGTATTGGTAAGAGGTGAAGAAGGTGATGGAGTTCGTTTTTGGGGATTTGGAAAGACGGTATATCAAGAAATTTTAGGATACATTGCAGATCCTGATTACGGAGATATTACTGATGCACATCAAGGAAGAGATATCGTTGTTGAAATTGTATCAGCGGAAGATAGTGGAACATCTTATCCAGTAACAACTATTAGAGTTAAACCAAAAGAAACACCTTTGGCTGATACTAAAGAAGCAACTGATAAGTTTCTAAATGAGCAAAAGAACATTACTGAACTTTACCAAGAACTTAGTTATGCAGAATTGAAAGCGGTATTAGAAGGTTGGTTAAATCCATCAGCAGGTGGAGATGATGATGTGGTAGAAGCCGTATCAACAGAGCAACTTTCTAATGTAGCATCAACAGGAAAAACTCAATCGCATGATATGGGTGGACCTACATCACCATCAAAGGAAGTAGAAGCACCAACTAAAAAGTTGGATGATGTAGCTGCAGCATTTGATGACCTATTCAATTCTTAATAACCAAAACTTATGGCGAAAGCAACTAAGGAAGTGGACTTGGCGGAAATACTCGCCGAGTCCCTTAATAAACAATCAAAAGACCAGAAAGTAGCATTCTTTTTGGACAACAATGACTCCCCTACTAATGTAGAAGGTTGGGTATCAACTGGAGCATCAATGTTGGATGTGGCAATTTCTAATAGACCTTATGGAGGTTTGCCTGTTGGTAGAATTACCGAAATCACCGGATTGGAACAAAGTGGTAAATCATTGGTATCAGCTCACTTACTTGCCGAAACACAAAAGTTAGGTGGTATTGCTGTATTGATTGATACTGAAAATGCTGTAAGTAGAGAATTCTTAGAAGCCATTGGAGTAGATACAACCAAATTACTTTATGTAACGGCTGAGACTGTTGAGCAATGTTTTGAATATACGGAAACAATCATCGAAAAGGTGAGAGTTGCATCGAAAGATAAGTATGTGACAATTGTTGTGGACTCAGTAGCAGCGGCATCAACTGAAAAGGAGATGGAAGCTGATTATGGTAAAGATGGTTACGCTACGGATAAAGCAATTATCATTTCCAAAGCAATGCGTAAAATCACAAATCTTATTGGTAGACAGAAAATCACTTTGGTTTTCACAAATCAATTAAGACAGAAGATGAATGCAATGCCGTTTTCTGACCCTTGGACAACTTCTGGTGGTAAAGCAATTGCATTCCACGCATCGGTTCGCCTTCGTTTAAAGAGTATGGGAACGATTAAGGCGAAAGAAAATGGTAACGATAGAATTGTAGGTATTAAAGTTCGTTGTCAGGTAGTAAAGAATAGGATGGGACCACCATTGCGTTCAGCAGATTTTGATATCTTCTTTGATAGAGGTATTGATAACTACGGAGCGTGGTTGGGAATGATGAAAGAAAATGGAATTGTAAAACAAAGTGGAGCTTGGTATGAATATACAGATATTGATACAGGCGAAGTGATTAAGTTTCAAGCAAAAGATTTTCCTTCTACATTAGAAAACAATACGGAAGTTAAAGAGCAAATCTATAAGAGGATTTGTGAAGCAACAATTTTACAATACAAAAAAGACTCATTGGACTCTGATAATCTAATTGTAGACTCAGAAGTTATCGGTGATTAATCAAAATAATAAGTTATGAACAAGAATTTAATAACAATGTTACGAACATCCGCTGAAGCTGATAAAGCTAAAGCACTACTAACTTTGGACCTTTTGGGTAATAACGGAGTAGGTATTGGTGACCATTCTACAAAGGATTTCTATAATAACGCTGAAGAAGCACTTACAATGTTGGTAGATGCTGATGATAGATTGAAAGCAATTGATAAATACTTCCCTAACGAAGTGCATATCAACGTTGGTTTGGTTGGGGGATATACTACAACAATAACAGATGTTGTTGTTCCAACAACAACAGGTCTATAATGAAGGAACTATACAAAAAATTACTAAATGAAGTTGAAGTTGAACACCAAACAAGTCATTTAAGAGTAAGAAATAGTAAAGTTTTAATTATAGATGGACTAAACACATTCATTCGTAGCTGGACAACAAATCCAGCTATGAATGAAAATGGTGAGCATATTGGAGGTGTGGTTGGTTCATTAAACTCAATAGGGTTCCAAATAAGAGAGTTTAACCCTACTAGAGTCATCCTTATTTTTGATGGAAAGGGTGGTTCTCAATCTCGTAAAAAAATATATGAGGGGTATAAGTCCGATAGAGGTAAGAACCGCTTTAGAGTAAATCGTCAGTATCCTGAAATGATGGATCAAGAAGAGGAGTCTGTTTCTATGAGAAGACAGTTGATGTGGTTGATTGATATATTACATTATCTACCAATAACAACTATGATTTTTGATGGAATGGAAGCCGATGATGCAATAGCATATATTTCAACCGAACTTATTGGTGAAGGTGAAGAGTGTGTGATAGCATCAACTGATAAAGATTTCTTACAACTGGTGAATGATAGGACGAAAGTATATTCTTCCACAAAGAAAAAGTATTACGATAGAGATGTATTCTTTAATGAGTGGGGAATGTATCCTGAAAACTTTTTGTTGTTCCGAACATTAGATGGTGATAACTCCGATAATGTTCCTGGAATAAAAGGATGTGGTATCAAAACCGTGTTAAAAAGGTTTCCGCAACTTACCGAAAACAGAGAAATAACTTTTGATGAACTTTTCCAAATTTGCGAAAACAATTCTAACGATAAGATAAAATTGTATAAGGATATATTGGATAATAAGGATGTTGTGTTGAGAAATCAAAAAATAATGTCCTTAAAGGAACCCTCAATTACAATACACAACCGATTAAAAGTAAAAGATAGGTATGATGAGGAGAATACCAAGTTTGATAAATTTGAGTTCTTAAAAGTTGGAATGAAATATAAAATCCTCCAAAATTGGAAAGACATAAACTCTTGGTTAAATAGTACATTTTCCAATATAATAGTTAAATAAAAAAGATATATAAATATGCAGGATACATTATCCAAATATGGTCAATCTTTTCAGACAAAGGTAATTTCAGCACTTATAACCGATGTACGATTAGTAGATACTTTACACGAAGTAATACATACAAAGTTTTTTGAGTCTGAAGCGAATAAATGGATAGTAGAACATATAATAGAATATTATAACCAATATAAATCAAACCCATCATTAGATGTATTTAAGGTAGAGGTTTCCAAATTGGATGATAAATCTACTCAAAAAAATATCGTAGAGCAATTAAAGCAGGTATTTACAGCTATTGGCGATGCGGATTTACAATATGTAAAAGATGAGTTTAGTGCCTTTTGTATAAATCAAAATCTAAAAAATGTAATCGTACAATCGGTAGATTTACTAAAAGCTGG